TTGTTGCACCAATTTTGTTAGATGCTCCCACAGTGTCAGTTGCAGTTGCAATGTTTAAAGTGTGATTCTGCCATTCATCCCATGCATCACTACCATCATCAGCAATGTTGAAGATACCGTTCAATATTGCAAGAATTACTTTCTGTCTGTACTTCTGCCAGTACCTTGCCACCTGTGAAGTAATTTGCTTCATGGGGTCAGCACCACTGTTGAAGTCACGAATGAAATCTCTGTCTTTCCATCCCTTTGCTCTACCATAGACAATACCGCTTTGGGATTTGCCTGTTACTTCTTCGGTTGAAATGTCTGTGTCACCATCATAGTTGTCAGGTGTTCCACCAATTACCGAATAGAAGGGGATGGTGTAATAATCTGAACCATTGGAAATCAGTTGTTTGATTCTGTCATTTGCCTGAACTGCACCACTATCAAGCAAAGCTGTCATTGTGGGGTCTTTTTCATTCTGCCAGTTAAGCAAGAAAAGTTCAGGGTCAAAAGGGAAATTCAAATAAGTTGCCATAGTTAATTACCTACCTTTCACAATTTTAGATGTTTAATAACTCTTTCCAATTTTCGTTTTCATTCTTGAAACGAATCTGTTCTTCTGTGCTTAAAGCAAGGAACTTGTCAAGGGTCATCACGCTGTCACCGTCATCATTTCCTGATTCACCAGGCTTTGCACCCTTGAATGTCTGCTTTTTCTTTTCGGTGTCAAACAAGAACTTGGAATCTTCCGCTTCGGTCAGCTTCTTGATTTGGTCAGCCAAACCTTTAATTGTGCCATCTTCAAGAAGTTCAACCTTTTCATAATCAATGTCAAGCAATGCCCTGACTGCTTTTTCATTCTTCGCTTTTGCAGCAGCAAGCGCAGCGGAAACAGCAGAATCCACTTTCAGTTTTTTGATTTCAGCAGCGTGTGCTTCATCCTTTTTCTTATTTTCAGCTTGAAGGTCTGCAATTTGCTTCTTCATAGCTTCAACATCACCAGTGGAATTCTTCAAGGTTTCAAGCTGTGCATCCCTTTCAGACAGAAGTCCTTCCAGTTTCTTTTTTTCATTATTGACTTCATCAAACCTTGCTTTTGGGATATAGCCTTTCAATTCTTCCGCAGATGCTTCTGCCACTTTCTTTGCAGTTTCTTCATCAAGTCCTAATTTCACCAAATCTTCTTTCTTCATTGTTCAATCCATCCTTTCAAATTCATTTTTTAACCTGGTTCAGTCCAGTCCTATTTGTCTTGTTCTTTTTCGCCTACAATACCAAAAAGGCGGTTTTGGGTATGAAAAAAGCACCCTTGTTCAGGATGCTTCAATCAATATGTTGGTTTTCGGTTAATAGTCAACACCATCAAGGTATTCAGGTTCAAAAGGTTTATTTTCATCCAAACACTTCTGAATAATCTTGATGATTTCATCCTCATCCTTGCCACGAACAGCAAAGATGGGGAAATTATCATCAAATTGTTCAGCATATTTGTTCAAAAGTTCATCAAGCAATTTCATCACCCCTTCAAAATTGCATCAAGTATTTCTTCAAAGATTTTGCATGATTCAGGGAAGTATTTCTTTATTGCTTCAAACTGAACTGTGTTGCAAACACTTGAATCAAACATTTCAGCAAAGGCTTCTGTTGATAGTTTATGTTCAGCTTGTGACCAATATGATTTTCCATGCCCAAATCCGCATTGTATTTTGCCCTTGGTTGCACCTTCCAAGATGTCTGACAGGTTAGCATTTACAACCATGGTCAATTCTTTTACCTCTTTTTCAATAGCACTGTATGCCATTGACTTTGAAAACTTCGGCTTTCCACCAACCCATGAACCGTATTTCTTGAAAAAATCATAGTTCCAATCACTGATATAACCATTCTTATGCAACCATTCAAAGTCATCCGCATGTGCTTTGAAGTCTGCTTTCATCTTTGCTGCCAGGGCATCAACCCTGTCATTGATTTCTTTTTCCAGGGTCTTTCCAAAGATGTTGTCTTGGTAAGTATAAGAAAATGGTTGAATTGATAGTCCATTACCAAACTTCTTATTAGCAATATAGTCAATATTATGCCCAAATTCATGAAATGTAGTCTGATAGGGTTTTGAATAACTTGTACCTTTCGCATCCCTTGCGACATCCATTTCAATTCCCTGTGTACCATGACAACATGGATGAACCTTTGAAGTTGCGCTTTTAACCGTCAAGTCATTTTCAAGCTTCTGCCAAACTACCTTTTGCTTTTCAGGTGCTTCATTCAGAATGTCATGCAAAGCATTGTAATGTTCTTCACCAAGCTTCTTATAAACTTCGCTGTCTGTGTTTATAGGTAACTTGATTTTACCACTTCCAGTGACTTCCTGCAATCCATCCTTTGAACCGCCATCAACAAATGTTTCTTTCCAGTCATTATATTTCATGTTGCTTGGTACATAATAGGTTTTACCATCAGCACCCCTTGCTGCTCTTTCCCCATAGTTATCTTCAAAATAGGGGACAGTGGTTGTTCTGCACCAAGGATGGAAGGGGGGAGCAGTGACACCTGGTTCATAATTCTTCATATCTTCCACATGCCCATCAAGTTCCCTGCATATTTCAGATGTGTGACTGTCCAGGGTTGCCACAATTTCAAACTTTTCAACATCCAGTGCATTGAAAGCATCCTTCTGTGACTGTGAAGCAAAATAAGCGGATTCAGTCATCACCAACCTTCCTGCTTGCCCCTGTGATGTTTTCATCTTTGCAGCAATAGCTTTGATTGCATCATCAGGTTCTTTACCAAGCATGATTGTTCTTGTAAGCTGTTTCTGAACTTCATCAATCAAGGCAGCTTTGTTTGACCATATCCTGTCACTGAAATTCTTTCCGTCAGTTGCCCATGGTTTTGAAATTAACTTTTCAACAGTCCTTTCATCAATCGCTGCAATATCCCATCCAATGTTCCAACCTTTCTGAATCTCATATGCTGTGTGATAGTAGTTCTGTAAATAAGTCTTTTTTAGTAACTTATCAACTTCATCAAGCTGACCACCAAACAGCTTTTCAATGGTCTGCTGTGTTTCCAGTTTCAAAGCTTCAAGCCTGGAAATGTGGAATCTTGCGGATGCATTTTCAAGTTCTTTCATCCAAATGGGGTTCAGTGCATTTTGTTCACCGTACTTGATGAACTCTTTGACATCCCATTTGAATTCAGCAAGTTCACCTGATGTTAAAAGCTTTCTTGCTTCTGCCATGCTGATTTGATTATTCTTTGCAAACCGCTGATACCAGGTTGAAATCTGCCTTTCAATTTCCTTTTCCGCTGCAAGATATTGTTCCTGAATGATGTTGAAGGTAGAAGCAGCATTCTTATTGGTTGCAGCTTCAAGTTGTTCAAACCTTTGCTTCCAATAAGCACTATTCTTCATCTACAACACCACCTTGACCGCCTTTATTGGAAGCAGCAGGGTAGGGGTTGAAAGCATTCTGATATTCAGCCATTGCAGCTTCTTTTTCTTGCTTCTTCCTTTCAAGTTCCTTCTGTGGGTCATCAACCCATGGATGGTTAGCAACCAGTGTTTCATCAGAAAGAATACCAGTGGACTTGTTGATGTTATCAATGACTTCTGATTCATTTATCAGAATGTCACGATTGAATATGACTTCAACTTCTTCACCTTCAAAGTCACCATAGCCTGCATTTGCAAGATGACAATTGACAAACCAAAGCAATTCTTCAAAAGAAGCTTGATATTCGGTTTCCATTTCATTTGCATCCAGGTCAATGTCACTGTACATGGACTGAATGTTCATCTGATTTGGATTTCCATTCAAGCGGTCATCTTTGGCATCATAACCCATTGCATTTTCAATGATTGCCTTCTTGAATATCTCAATGATTGCCTTGTAATTGTCGGCATTCACTTCCACCTGTAAAGTTTTCAAGTCACCCGCTGCGCCATCAACAGTCTTGACCTTAACAGCACCATAAGTTGCAAGGTTCTTTCTAAATTCACCAAGATTTTCACCATCATAGTTGACCAACACCAGGATTGTGTTCCTTGCATCTTCTTCCATGTTGTTTTGGAAGTTGGAAAGTATGGTGTTTAAGCCATCCTGCAATGATTTTATGCTTTTTATCAATGGTATTTCTTCACTGTTGTACTTAAACGGTATCAGCGGAATCTTTGACCAGTTCCACCCCTGGTCATTACCTTCATCATCAGTCACAGTGAAATAATTTGCAAAGAACGGTTCATCAGGAACAAGGTGACCATTATCCAATGTAAAATAGTAGATACCTGACTGGTCATAAACTTCAACTTTTTCAATGGTCTTTTCCTCTGAACCCTCATAAGCAATGACTTCATAAATCCTGATAGCATAATCAAGAATAGTGTGTTCAGCATCATGCCATCCAGGAATGATTTCATGTGCTTTGAACTTTTTGAAGGTGAATTCACCATGTTCATTATAATAGATGTACAGCCATCCAATGCCTTCATTCAGCGAATCCTTACCCAGGTTCTTCAACAAGCGCATAAACCGCTTATTGAATATCTGCTTCAATAGCTTGTCATAGGTTTCATTGTCAGTCCTGATTGCTATTGGTTGACCAAGCAAGTAATTCACTTTCTGATTGACCATCTTTTTATATTGATTATCAACAATCCTGTTGTTCGGAAGATTGTCAACAGTTACAACCTTGCCACCTTCACCAATGATGGTTCTTTTCTTTTTCAGGATGTCATGGTCACCTGCAAAGTACCTTTCACCATCAAGCATTTCTTTTCTTCTTCGACTGGTCTTGAACCGCTGAATTTCAAGTTCGATAAACTTTTCATCAGTGATAATGGATTCAGCACCCATCTTCACAATGTAGTTTATTCGTTCAGTTTCGGATTGAAAAAAGTTAAACACGATTCATTCACCCCCTTTTCTTTATTACTGCATATATACAAACACCTGGAAATATAGGGTTTTCAGGGTTATTTGTTACTATCATGTTACTAATCAAAAGAAAAAGTCCTTCCTTTGACAAAATCTTCAAGGGCATACCGCATTGCATCCATTAGATGATTGAAGTCATCAATGGGGGTATTCAGTTTCTTTCCAAACTTGTCAACATCCCAAGTGTAATTATTGATTTCAGTCAAGAAGTTTACACACCTTGGATGAACAATAATCTTGAAATCCTGGATGAAGTCAATACCATTATTCACACTGTCTTTACCTTTCCTTGCAGCAGTGATATTGGAAATACCAAGTTCACGCAAACGGTCAATGGACTTCGGTTCTGCTGAATCTGCCCTGATTCGTTCTTTTCGGTATCCCATCTTTGTAAGTTCCTTTGCAATTGCTTCATTGGACATACCTGTTTTATACATTTCATCAAACACATAAATGACCTTGCCTTTCAGGTCAATCATTCCACACCATAGGGCAGAAGGGTCATTGGTATATCCAAAGTCAAGACCAAAAGCTGACTTGATACCAGGTATCTTTTTAATTTCTTCCAGGTTAAAGGCTTTTTCTTCCCAGTTTTCAAACACAAGACCTTCAACAATACCCCAGTCACCAAGTCCTGCAACTCTGTATCTTCGGGGGTTGTTCTTTTTCATGGTTTCAAACACTTTCTTGTCCGCTGCATCCAACCATTCATTGCACATGTAATTAGTTGTAATTGCAAGGATGTCAGGGTCAGAAGGTGCATCAAAGAACCTTTTCTTTATCCAGTGCTTTTCATTCCAAGGGTTGAAGGTCAAGGTTATCTGCTTGAACAGACCATCAGGAACTTCACCACGAATGGATTCGTCAAGCATGTCAAAATCAGATTCTTTCATGATTTCATATGCTTCTTCAATCCACATCCAACACAGGCAACCAACTTCAACAGTAATGGATGTAACTTTCAAAGGGTCATCAAGACCCCTGAAATAAACCTTCTGACCAGTAGGAAGGTAGGTCATTTCAAGTGGTGATTCAGTGATTTTCCAATAGTCCTGAACACATAACCTGTTAATTGCCCATTTTAATTCTGTGAAACAGGAATCTTTCAATGTTCGGAAGGTCTTTCTAATAACCAATGTATTTGCATCAGGGTATTTCATCATGTTGGTGATGAACCAAAGTGCTGTTGTCTTTGACTTCTTGGATGCTCTTGAACCTTTTACAACTCTGTATCTGCCTTTGAACTTCCAAAAGCGGTTATAACCTTTTCCAACAGCTTTCTTCAATGAGATATCAAGCTTTGTCATGCCACTTTCACCGCCTTTTTATGGTTCAATAAATATAAAGTGCCGAATATACAAGCTTTTTTATGTGTTTTGTTACTAACCTGTTACTATTCGGCTTCATCTTCATCATCCAAGTCATCATGAATGACAACAGGAATTGCACCTTCAACTTTGAACTTATCGGTGAACATACCCAAATGCTTGCCAAGAAGTTCAAGTGCTTTTATCTTATCATAAGTTCTGATTTCTCTTTCAACAATGTCACCATCTTCTGTTGGTATTCGCTTAACCTTTACAGAACTGATTGCAGCAGTATCTTCCCGATTAGCTTCACCCCTGACTGTCGCTTCATCCATGTTGATGACATCAGTTGGATTGACAAAAGCAATCTTTGCAAGTTCAAGAATCACTCTGTCTGCATTGACACCCGTTCTTCTTGACCTTTCGGCAAGTGCCTTTTCAATAGCATTTTTGATTTCAGGTTTTTTCAGGTTTTCATCACCAATTGAATAAGCAGTCTGTGTTGAATACCCCGCTCTGATTGCAGCCTGTGTTGCATTCAAATCAACCAGGTATTCTTCAACAAACCGCTTTTGCTTCTTTGTCAGTGCCATATGCAACACCGCCTTTCAATCAAAGTAAAAAAGCAGACAGAAATCATCCTGTCTGCTTCGCCCTTTTGGGCATTTTAATTGTATCATAAAAGTTTAGTGACATTATATGCCCTCATGAAGTTAAACTGTGTCATTTTATTCCTGGTAAGGAATTTTTACATTCATCAAAGCGGATGCATGAATCCTGTGAACTTGCTTTAATGAAAGACCCATACTTGATGCAACAGCTTCCCATTTAAGAAATTCTATGTACCTCAATCGCAAAACAAGCCTTTCATCAGGGTCAGGAACATTGTTTATTACTTCTCTGATTTCCTTTTTCAATTCAACAAACCTATCAATCTCATCATTGATAATCTTTTCAAGGTCAACAATCTTATTGATACACTTCACAAAAGAAGGTTCTGTATTTCTGGTACTTGATGGGGGCATTCCTGAAAGATTCGGTGAAGAAATGCTTGTTGACAATACTTTTAATTGGGCAAGTTCTTCAAGGTCACTATTTATCAATTCATTCAAGCGGTAAGCTTGCCTTAAATATTGTTTTGCTGTCATAAAATCATCCTTTCTTCATTCTGTTACTGTTTGTTACGGTTAAATGTTACGGTTGAATTTTTCAAGTGTAACACCTGAAAAGTCAGTAATATCAATGGTTTTATGGGTTTCATGTTACACATGTTACAGTTATACTTCTTATATTTCTATTTTTTATAAAATCATTAAAATTTGATGATATAAAAATTATTGATTTCATTAAATAACTTAAATCTAACCGTAACAACCGTAACAAGTGTAACAATTATTTATTTTCAATGCTTTCCGCTGTTACACTTGAAAAATCTCAACCGTAACAAAACCGCAACATTTTTATTTTTGAAAGTTAATTTTCAAAGTCCTAAAACCTTTGAAGCATACATATCAGCAGTATGTGTCCAAAGAACTGTTTCATATTTCCTGATTGCTCTGTCATAACCATCCCAATCATCACGATTATAAGCACCCATGTGATACCTGATGCACAAAATTTCTTCTTCCGTCAATGTCATAAACTGTGACAGCAGCATAATTGACTTATCACCATGACCCTTCAACAGAACATCCGCTGCATGTTCAAAGTGTGATTCTTCACCTTTAACTTCGCCAGTTCCCATCATCACCTGACCTTCTTCATCCACAACCTTGACATATTCATCTATCTTGCACAGGTCATGAAACAAACCGACAATCCAGGGTGATTCCTTCCGCTGCCACTGTAAATCAAGCTTGGTTGTCATTTCCACCAGGCATCCTGCCACTTCATAGCTGTGGTCAAACAAACCGCCTTCATAATTGCCATGGTACTTTGTAGATGCGGGTGCATTGAAATAACCATTTTCCATCAGCCAGTTCTTGAAATCCTTTGGTAACCAACTATCCGTTGCACTTGCAAAGTTTGCAATTCTTTCCATGAACTTGTTCATTCTCTTTGACCTCACTTTCAAATATTTCAGGGTTGTCTTATATTACCATGTGCAGGGCATTTGCCAATTCATCAATTTTCTTTTCATCTTGTCTTGAATAGCCCAGGAAATCAAATATTGCATGTAGCATTTCATGAATGAAATCAGCTTCCATTTTGCCCTTTGCATTTGGGCAAATCCTGATGACCAGGTTCATGTAATCAACTTCGCCTGAATAGTACCTATTGCCCAAGTCAAGTTTATCTGTTTGTTCAACTTTGTAAATCTTACCGCCAATCTTAATCTGCTTTGGTATTTTCATCATCTGCACCTTCTTTCTTCGGAAGCGGAAGCAATGCCCATTTGGTTGCTCTGTGGACTGCTTTATCACTCCAACCATTACCAAGCCACAAGAATGTTCTGTAACTACAAGCTGCCTGTGAAAACAATGAAGGGATTTCAGCAACTATCCAAACCTTTTCTTCACCAAAGTTCGGGGGTGAACCATTTTTCCATTCGATATTCATTTGAAGCACCTTCCTGTCTTTTTATCTTTTATTTCAATTCGGTTCAAAAGTTCAAATCCAGTTTCATTTATAATGAACTTCAAGACCTTAATCAGAAAATTGACTCTGTTTTCAAGTGCTGTATCTTCCTTGATAATCGGCTTCAAGGCTTCATATGCTGTTGGGTCAGGACATCCGCTTGCATTGAACTTTGGATTCTTATTCATGACGGTCACCATCCTTTGCAGCAACCATCAATGCCATTATAGTCACACCAACTAATGCACCGCCTATGAAACAAAGTATGTATCCCACACCTGTCACCGCCCCTTCAACATATAATGTCATCAAAGACCACTGGAATCAGTTTTTTCAATTCAGCGAGAAGCGGTCTTGTGACTTCTTTCATCTGTGGATGTGCTGCACCAGTTGCATCTGCTGCTCTTAATTTGAAGAAGTGTCGCCATTCACGCAAATTGCAGGTCATCACAACTTCTGTTTTCAAACTATTTGGAAGAACAGACCTTGCTTCTTGTGGTGTGCATCCCCAGTCAAGTAAATCAAAATATGCTTTTTCTGCTTGTCTGCAAGCAATTTCCCATGTTCCAAAACCTGCTGAATGTTCATCAAGAAAGCAAGGTTTGATTACGGTGATTTCACCGCCAAAGCCTTCTTTGCTGTAATTACAATACCTGGTTGATTCCTGTGCAAAAGAAGCAATTCTATGTCTAACCAGTTCATGACTGATGCCCCTATCAACAATAAACTTTACTGTGAATGAACAATGTTCAAGCATTGCTTCATGTCCTTTTTTAATAAGACCTGCAACAAATTTTGCAGCGGATTCTTCTGTGATTTTATCCTCTGACTTATAGCAGACCCTGCCACATTGTTCAATTCTTTTCAATATAGTTGCACCATCAATCGGTGTGATGATTTCATATCCTGCATTGATTATCTTCATTTCTGACCATCCTTTCTGAATTCGTTCAATTCGGGTTTATTTTCACAAGTCCATATGCAACAAAGTAAATTCCAGGCAAATGCTCTGTCATGGGGTTCATCTCTGTCACCCCTTAACCATTTCAAGTAGTGCCTGATTGCTGAATCAATATAGCAGTGTGCAGGGATGCCTTTTCGCCAGTTGTTATCACCATATTTCTTTGCACCTGCTTCAAAGTGAACTGATACTTCAAGCAGCATATCAGCAAGCTTTTTTCCTTTGCTGTCATGCTTATATATTCTTGAAAACTCTTTCAGGGCATTAAACAAATAGTTGATATCACCAGTGCTTTTGAACTCATGTATCAGTTTCAATTCCTTTGACCCTATAAGTTCAGCAACTACACCCAGGGGAAGAAGGTCACATCTGCCTTTACCTTCATGAATATCCCTGACTGCACCAGTAGGAAATTGCCTTCTGTTTCCACTGTCTTTGATAGCAGGAATCTTTTCACATTTGATGCAAACCTGCCTTCCTTCGGGTACATATTTACCGCACATTAAACATCTATCTTCTGACATTACTGTTCACCATCCTTTCATTGCTTTGGAACAAAGACCCTGTATGTCTTGTTTCCAACCCTTTTAATGGTAACTTGCATGTTCAAAATTCTGTTGATTTGCTTTGAAAATTCTATATTTGACATAGGTTGCAAGTTGTTTGCAAGGCAATATTCCTGATATCGCTTGTAAACTTCACTTGTCGGTTCATTCTCAATCTTGAAGTCATCACTTAATTCAATTTCTTTGATGAATCCAAGAACAGGGTTGTTACTTTCTTCATATTCTTCAAGTTCTTTTTGAACTTTTTCAGATTCACTGAACTTCTTGGTTTCAAGTATCCTTTTCAGACCTTTCAGACCAAGTTGAATCAGATATTCCATTGATTCCTGTGACCGCAAAGCATCACCAATATGTGGGTTATAATCAGGGTCATCTGAACTGAACTTTGCATCAAAAGGAATAATGACCAATCGCCTTAATATTGCAGCAGAATCCCTGCCTTTACCCATCCTTGGAATGTTGTTTGCAGAAAAGAATAGCTTCACATAAGGTTCAAATTCAAATTTGGGTTGACCTTTTTGTTCAGCGTCAATGGTTTCACCAGTGACTATCTTCTTGAATATTGAAGCATCCATGATGAATTCATCTGATATGTCATCACCTATATTGGCAAGCTTACCGAATAGCATTACTGTGCTGAATCTGTCACCAAGCTTTTTCAAGTCCAAGGATGAAACATTGTGCTTTCCAAGCATGTGCTTCAACATGTTCAGATAAGTTGATTTTCCGTTGCTTCCTGTACCAGTCAAAATGAATGCTTTGCCAAGTTCATTCCTTCTGAACATACAGAACCCTGCTGCTTCTTCAAGTAATGCCCTGATATTTGGGTCATTGCAAGCAATTTTATCAAGGGTCTTGTCTGTAAGTTCACAGTAAGCATGTGGGTTATAATCCCATTCAATTCTGTTTGTAATTACAATGTCAGGTGAAAAAGGAATGAAGCTGTCATCTTTAATGTTCAGAATGCCATTTCTGAAAGCAATCATGTGAGCAGGGGAAGCAGGTGTGTTTTCACGAATCATAATGTCCAGGTAAGAAAGCACTTCTGTTCTTTTTGACCTGTTCAATTGTGGTATGTGCTTAATCATTTCTGCTTCAATTTCTGCCTGTCCGCTGATATAAATTCCATCCCTGTACAAGTGAAGCTGATTGTTTATTCTGATGATGTGATTGTTGTTCTTTATGTAAGTAGCAAACTTGTCAAACAGGAATGTTGTACCTTTGAAGAACACTGGTTTCTTAAAAGCATCATCACGCAGAATCACTTCCAGTTCATCATCTGACAGTGGAACTTTCAAGATATACTTGTTTATAAACCTGATGCATTCCCTGGATTCTTCCACACTGAAATCATTGCTTTGCAAGGTCAATATATAGTTAAACAAGGACTGGTTTCTTCCGTCACCTGGTTCAAGGTTCAAGAATTCCATTGTTGTCTTTACTGGAAGCAGCCATTTTGGAAGGTCTTGCGGTTCTTCATTGTCAGCATTGTCATAAAGAATTGTTCTTTCCTTACCATTAAATTTCAATATGGAATATGAGTTCCTTTTACCAAGCTTGATGTCAGCAGTTAGACCGATTGCAAGACTTGCTTTGGTTCGGCATGTTTCAACAGTTGTGTTCTTAAACAGGAAGTGCTTACCCCTTGATGTTTGGTACACTCTGCATTTCAATTGAAGGTCTTTGACTATATTGAACAGTTTTTCACTTTGTTCAAAGTCATCAATATCAATCAAAATGATATCAGTTGCCAATATACCTGCAAATTCGGGAAGTGACTTCACCTGTCTATATGTTTTGAAGTCTGTTCTGTTTTTGAATTTCTCAATGCATTTCTTATCCTTGGTTTCCACATAGCCTTTGAAAAACAAGATTCATCACTTCCTTTCTGTATATAATCGTTTTTCATCACACCACCCCAAAATCAGCAAGCCTTTTCTTTGCAAACTTGATGTACCATTGTTTATCAAGCTTTTCAGGAACTTTCAATCCATTGACCGCATCATTGAAAATGAAGCAGTGTTCAGGTGAATTTGATATCTTTTCAGGCTTCCCAGTCCGAATGCTAATTTTGAACACCCCTGCATCAGAAGGTGCTTTGGATGCAAATACTCTGATGCATTTTTCTTTCAGTATCTTGTTACCATGAACTATGTGCTTGTACTTGTTTGATATTTTTGTCACCATCTGAAATTCTTTCAGGTCATCACATGGAAGGATTGTATCTTCAACTGATATCCCATGCACCATGTAATTGATAAGTGCTTTATTGACAATTGGGAGGTTATAGTCCAGGTCAGAAAGCTTTTTCACATAACCGCCTTTGGACTTGATTTTTCCATCATCACCAACCAGGATGTAATTGTTCACATCCTTTTGGAACACCTTATTGAACAGTTCAAATTCCATCTTCATTCCAGTCAGGCATTCCCATTCATAAACAATGTCATCCATCAGGTCAAAGTCATCAATGGTTTTCAGCTTTACCAAAAGACCATCTGTGTTGCTTTGAACAAGCTGTGCATGGGGTTCAATCATTTCAATTAAAAGCAGCAGCATAAGCTGACCATTCACGCAAACAGCATTGTTCATCATAGGGTCATACAATTTGCTGTTTTTATCTTTAAGCTGACCACTCATGCTGTTATCTGCAATCTTAAAAGGTAACCTTGCTTTTTTGTTTCCTTCGGCTTTATATCGCAGGTTTTCCCTGTGAATCAATTCAAAGTTTTCAGGCTTTGACATGTTCCTGTAACCGAATTTATATTGAATCTGAATAGAAGGGTAGTAGGCAGTAACATCCATGTTAAGCAGCACACCCGATTCAGTATTCTGTTTCTTTGCCCCATGGATACCACCCCAGGCAAAGGTATGGGGAACACCTGCAACTATTGTTTCAAGGCTTTTGCTGTAATCATGATTTTCAGGATTCTTGTACCAGTCAAGCACATATCTGTATTTTTTCAAATGTTCTTGTACACATGGAACAATAGGGAAGTCAAATTCATTGTCATCAAACTTTTTGCCCATACCACCGCATATTTCACACACAAGTTGTGCTTTGGTCTTGCTGTATGAAGTAATGGGAAGATTGAATATTTTTATAAGTTCCCTGGTAGCATCAAATTCTTCGCTTCTTTTCAAGAACACTTCAATGGTCTGTTCTACATCATGTCTGCAATACTTAACTGTTTCATCAAGTTCTTCCTGTGTCAGTTTTCTATCTATATCAAAAGGAACTGAACTTTCCTTGATGTTGTTACCCATGAACCCTTCAAAAGATTTCAGACCTCTATCTGTACCAAGCATCACATCATAATTTATCAGTGGAACTTTGTTCAGTAAGGAAGAAAACTTCCAACCAGGATTCCCTTTTACAATGATGTAATCGCTTATTTTCTTCGGGTCAAATCCGCAAAGGATACCTTTCAGGATGTATTGGTCATAATGCCTTGAGTTGAAGCCAACCCAAATATCATGCATGTTTTCTTTGTATATCCTTTCAAGTGCATCAGGGTCATTGATGATTACATGTTCTTTTTTATTTGTGACATCCAAGATAACCACTAACCAATCATGACTGAACACTTCAAAGTCATAAAACAGCATTTCTTCACATCCTTTCTGTATAGGTTTATTAAATCTTGGTCATACTAATAATGGGGAAGTGTGGGGCAGTGGGTGCTTATAAAATTTAAGCACCCACATACCCTTGCTTAATTATTCAACTTCAAACACATCAGTGATTTCAAAGGTTGCAAAGCCTTTCTTGCCTTCACCGTATTCAAGACCGAATTCAAGCTTCCCATCAATTGCTTCATGAACATCCATCAGAAGCTGCGCATACTGCCTGTATGACTTGAATTCAATGTCAAGACCTGTATCCATAGAACGCAGCAATTCATTGACCTTGTGAATGCAGAAAGCCTGTGTAATAACCTGGTTGTAGAAAATCAAGCTGCCCTTGTGTTCACCATTCAGAACTTTAAACCAAATTGTAACCATGGGGTCATGTGCCTTGGATTCAGTCAGTTCCATTTTGGTCACTGACACTTCATAGCTGCCATATGGAACAGGGGTGAAGTTACCGCCATTCTGTGCCTGTTCCTGAACTTCTCTTGCCAATTCCTCTGTGTTGTATTGCTTATCAAACTTTTCCCAAATGTTTTGTGCCATAATAAATCACCTTAACCTTTCTTAAATTTGATTGTTTATTATTTTTCTGACTTCCTGGACTGACTTTGAAAGCTTGTCCTTTTGAAGTCTTTTCGCCTGGATGATAGTTTCTATTTGATTCACTTCTTCCAAGATATCCTGGAATGCTCTTGTGTTTGATTCCAATGATGCTTCATAAGAACCAAGGTCACTTTTTGTCTTGTCCTGTGCATCTGCAACAGCCTGTTCAAAACCATCAATCAAGTTTTCAAAGTACCTGGAAGCTTCATAACCCATGTACTGTTCAACAAGCCATTTAAAGTCCTTACTGTCAAAGATGGTATAAACTTTGCCATCTTTAAGCTGCATTACCTCTGCCATTATTCGCCCCTTCTTTTCCTGGTTCTTGTGACAGGTTTCTGTTCTTCTTTTGGTTCATCCGCTTTTTCGGGTTCAGAAGTAGCAGGTTCTTCTTTGACATCAGTTTCATTGGTTTCTTCTTTTGGTACTTCGGATTCAGATTCAGATGTCTTTTCCCTTCTCTGTTTGCCTTTTCTTTCAGTAGAAGTGGATGCAACAGGTTCTTCACCATGCATTACTGCAACTGCATTTTTGTTTGCTTCATCATAGACTTCCAGGAAAGCTTCATAATCAAGCGGAATTTCATTTGTGCTGACAACCAATCTGCCACCGCCAAAGATTACTTCATTAGTCTTGAAGGACAAAGTTCTGACATTATCATCAGCAATAACCCTTGCCACAATATCAACCATACCTGCAACTTTATTTGCAACCTTTTCACGCAGATTCGGCTTGATTGCAGTGATTTTGTCACCGCCTTTTTTGGTAATATCCTTGGATGTATCTTCATGGGAAATCAGGATGATATTTTCATAGTCCAGATTCATCAGCCTTTTCAAAGTTGACAGGAATTCTGTCTGAACTTTATCCCATGCCCTGAAGCTGTCATCTGATTCATGGGTAATACCCATTTGGTCATACATGTATAATCTGCAATGTTCATAGCAATCTTCAAGCAAGTCAACAATGATGGTCTTGAAGTCGTTTTCTTTCTTTTCCAGTTCTTCAATGACTTCCTTGAATACATCCCAGGCAAATGTTCTTTTCGGTGACATTCTTCCATTGGGTTCAACCTTGTCCTTGATTGCAATATAAGGTGCATCAACAAACTTAATGTTTCCATCAGTGTTCAGCATCAACGGGTCAGGGAACTTGTTTGCAAATGTGGTTTTACCGCTGAAAGGTGCACCATAAATCCAAATAACTTTCTTTTCAATCTTCTGAATGTTTCTTCTTTCATTCTTGGGTAATAACATATAATCCCATCCTTTCTGACAATAGTCTTGATATTCACAATAGTTACATAAGTAACTTTCATTCTTGTTGAACTCTGTTGCTTCAATGCTGTGCTTGGTGTTCAGCAAGAAATTGATAACTTTGTTTGGGTCATATTCGATTTGCACCAGTTCAGGTTCAACACTTTTAACTTCATCAAGAAGCCTTCTTCTGAATTCTGTCAAATCTTCTGTTTTTTTCTTTTTGATGTTTACTTTTGGAATGAATAAGAAGTAAAGGTTTCTGATGTACTTGCCAGGATTGCATTTTTCAAAGAAATATTTATACACATGCAACTGGTCTGACTGTTTATAAGTGCTGATATTGTTGGAATATTTGAAGTCATAGATGTCATATTGATTTGGAACTTCTGAATCATGGAACATTGTCACTGGTGCAAGAAGGTCAATGTATCCAATGAAATCTTCCGTTGAAATCTTAACTTCAAATTTTCCTTTTGGAATCAGCTTCGCTGCCCTTGGAATTAAGTTTTCAAGCTTTATTGCTTCATTGATGTGGTCATCCGTAATCACTGGGTATGACATGAAATATTCATCCAGTGCCTTTGCAACCCCTTTTTCCAATCCTGTATGTAACGCTGTACCAACAATCAGTGGGTTGTCGGCATTATCAGGTGGTAAGGTTAATATTCGGTCACAATAACGCAGCTTGTACTTAAATGGGCATTTTTCAAAGCATTCAATTCTGCTGTGTGAACATTGCATCTTTTCACCCCTTTCACTATGTTTTGGAATTCTTCAAATCCTTTTGGATACAGCACAACACCAATTCCATTTGAACTATTTATTGCTGCTGTATTTTTAAGCTGTAAATCGGATGGTGTTCCTGTATCGCCTTTCAGTTCAGCACTGATGAAGATTCCATTCACACAAAGCAACAGGTCAGGAATACCGCTTTTCTGATAACCGCCACCCCATGTCTTTAAGTACCAACCACATTCAGGAACTTTTTTCTTGTCTTGTGGTGTTCCCGCCGAATAAATACCTTCCGATTCAAGCCATTTCTTGACCTTGGTTTCAAACCGTTTTTCACTGCCCATATGTCATACCTTCCTGAAAATACGAATTGTTTTTCTGTTTTCATCTTTAGAAAACATACATTTTATAGGTTGTGTTTTTGCGAATGACCACCCAAACTGTAAGTTATTATATTTGTTTGGATAACCATGCTCATTTTGCCATTGTAGAAATTCATTAAAGACAAGACCTGTTGCTTTTTCTAAACAGCTTTCAAGTGAAACATCTTTTACAAATTCGATAACTTGTTTATCAAGTTCATTCAAAAGTTGATGTGGTATTGAAGTTGTCATATCTTCTTGAAGAAGTTGTTCTACCATTTCCATGTAATATTGCTTCTTTTCTGTTTCACTTGGAGAACACAATTCTGCAAGCCTTAGATAAGCGGATATTTTATATTCGTTTCTTGTCTTTGACATGTTTCGTTTCCCCCTTTCCTTTGGCATCCTGCTTCACCTTTCTTTCAAACTTGATGCAAGGATATCCCCTGGAACTTTCCACGCAGTATCGCCATTTTCTGCAATCCTTGCATGTGGTTTCTTTAGGTTTCATCCTTGATTTCAACTTTGATGTAAGCTGATTTTTTAGAAGTCTTTGAACATTCTTCTGCAATAGCAGGGTACTTCTTTTTCAGCTTCGCACTGTCAATACTTGTTGCAGTGGTTTCTGCTATGTAGGTGATTTTCAAGATGTCACTGTCAAATTTCTTGATACCGTACTTTTCCATTGCTTCTTTCAGCTTGTCTTTCAGTTCCTTTTCCTGTTCTTCAAGTTTTTTCTTTGTGGTTATTAGGTCAGCAATCTGTTGAAGCACTGAAAGTTGTTGTTCCTTAAAAGCCACAAGACCTGTTTCTTCATCAAATGTTGATTCACCGCATGTTTCAGGATTGCTTTCACAGGCATCTTTGCAGGTTTCAATATCGGGGCATGAATGACAGCATCCATCAAATTTTCCCAATGGGCATTCATTGTTACACTTAATCATTTTCAACCATCCTTTCAATAAATACTTCTTTGTATTGAACACCGAATTCCAATGCATCCTGATGATTTTCAAAATACACATCAATTCGGTTGTTTTTGATAACTCTGCCCCTGTCTTGAACTATGTACTTGTTGCCATCAATGATGATTTCCGTTCCAAAGGGCAATATGCTTGTATCTGCTGCTATGGTCACACCTTCAACTGCAAGTTCGCCTGATGCTGTGTAAACAAGCAAACTTCCATCTTCATCAGTTGGTCTGTTCTTTGCCCAGTTTCCACAACACTTTTCACAATGACAATAAGCTGTAATTCTGAATACACCCAGGCTGACAAGTTCAGTTTTTGGTGTTGGTTCAATGGTCTTTTGAACAGGTGTGCTTGTGATAGAAGTGGGTGAAGGTGTTGGTGTAATCAATGGAATGCTTGTTTCAGCAAATACTTCTTTATCAGAAGCACCTGCCTTAAATGCAAGACCAATCAGAAAACCAATTATTACACCTATCAGAAGGACAATGACCCATGATATGAGAATCCTTCTGAACACTATTTGATTTTTTCTTCTATTTGTCACACGCATTGAATAATTCATCTGTAAAATCCTTTCTTTGATTCAAGGTTTCAAGGATGACTTCTTCAACACTGTCTTTGCACATCATCAGGTAATAGAAGCAAGTCTTGTTTTGTCCGATTCTGTGAACCCTCTTTTTTGCCTGTTCAAAAAGTTCACTTTTATCAGTAAGTGTGAAGAACACAACCTTGTTTGCCTTTTGAAGATTCAATCCCATTGCACCTGCTTGATATTGCACCAAGGTGATTGAATCTTCTTCGTTTTCATAAGCAGTCAGGTCTTTGACATGACCATTTACCTGTGATACTGGTCTTTCAAGTTCCGCTGCTATCCGTTGAAGTGCATCCAGTTCTGCATTGAAGTTATAGAACACAATCAATCTGTCTTTGGTACTTGATGCCAGGTCTTTGAAGGCTTGAAGCTTGTCCTTGTTGTAATGTCCGCAAAGCATCCTGGAATACAACCGCTTTGTTAGGGTACTATCACCAACCAGTTCAGTTCCTTCAATAGTTACAAGTCCTTTTTTTCTGAATGTGTTATATTCTTTCGTTTTTGGAACTGTAATTGGAATGAATATCTGTTCAGGAAGGTCAAAACATTCTTCTGTTTTCATGAACACAGAACCATGGTCACGCATCTTTTTCTTTAAGCGGTCAACATTTTTGTATGGTTCTTTCTTGTCAATCACAAAGTGAATGAACCCATCCTGTTCAACCTTGACCCAATTCACATATTGTCTGTT